GTGACGAGATATGTAACCGAAACTCTCGATCTAGATTCTGGGCTATTGTTGACACTAACAATCTTCTTGTTGGATATGGCGGTATCGAGAATATCCAGTGGGAGAACTCGATAGCCGAGATTAGCCTGCTTATTGCCCCTGAATATCAAAAGAATGGATATGGATCTACCGCTGCAAAGGAAATTATCGCATATGGCTTTCAGGATATGGGGCTTCATACGATATATGGCGAATGCTATTGCTCTAATCCAGCCTTCGGCTTTTGGGCCAATCTTGCGTCTAGCTATGTGATTCTGCCCCGCCGCAAGTATCTGCATGGACATTTTGTTGATTCCATGTATTTTACCATTATAAGGCCAGACGTATGATTAAAATACGAAAACTTATAAAACGTATATTTAATTCGGCTATTTATGTATTGGCACCCAATTGCCCCGCTGGTGGTAAGCACAATATTGTAAGAATATATACTATGTGTGATTGTTGGGACGAATGCACCAAATGCGGGAAACAGGGCAATTGAAATGACACTTGCCTATATCCAGGCGAGAGGCGGTAGCAAGCGTTTCCCGCGCAAGGCTCTTGCATTGTGGAATGGCAAGCCGATGGTTGCCGATGCTATCGAAAAAGCCAAGGCGACGGGGCTGTTTGACTATATTGCCGTTTCTAGCGATGACCCTGAAATACTGCAAATAGCGGTTGACTATGGCGTGCTTCCATTGTGGCGTAGCGCTGCGGCGTCAAGCGATACGGCGACCGATGATGATGTGGCAAATGAAGTTTTAAGGTATTTTAAAGATGTATATTGGGTTTGCAAGCTATACCCATGTATTCCATTGATAACCGCCCAAGATATATATGAAACATATTGGCCAACATATGTAAAGCCTTATAATGGGCATTTGCTTACAGATAATAATTTAAAAGACGCTGGTGCTTGTTATTTTTTTACTATGAAAAGATATCAAGAACTAGGAACAATCGCTCTTGATAGATTCCCGTGGAAATGTATTGCTACTAACAACGCTTGCGATATAAACACTCCCGAGGATTTAGAGATTGCCAAGATGAAGGCGGGGAAATGAACGAACAGGAATCCATGTGGGCCGGTGACTTTGGCGACGATTACACTAGGCGAATGAATGGGAATGTCTGGATTGAGTCCAACATAGCATTTTTTGCCGAGGCATTGAAGAAAGCCAAAGGGATAAAAACCGTGCTAGAGCTTGGATGCAATCGCGGCTTGAACCTCGCGGCCCTTGAATACCTTGACCAATCGACGATCAAGACCGGCATCGACATCAACGCGCATTCCTTGCATGAGTTGACGACGATGTTCGACGACCTCAAGCTCGACCAGCCGTATATACATTGCAGTCCGATAGTAAACTTTGACACGGTGCATACCTATGACTTGGTGTTTACCAAGGGCGTATTGATCCATATCAGCCCCGAGCAGCTTTCGGAAGTCTACGAGAAGATGTACAACCTTTCGGACAAGTATATCTTGATCGCAGAGTATTACAACCCGACGCCGGTAGAAGTGAAGTACCACAATATGACCGGCAAGCTGTACAAGCGCGATTTTGCTGGTGAGATGCTTGATAGGTATCCGCTCAAGATGATCGATTACGGATTCACATATAAGCGCGACAAGTTTATGCAGGACGATTTAAATTGGTTCCTGCTTTCCAAGGAGAAGTGATTGCAGAAGTTTTGTAGTGTATGCGGATTCCCCCTTGGAGCTCGTCCGAACACCTACGACCGCGATGGAGTCTGTGGTGCATGTATCAATTCCGAGGCAAAGAAATCAATCGATTTCAAGGCTCGACAAGATTGGCTGACCGAGTATATCAAAGCTAACAAGACCAATCCCGAGTATGATTGCGTGGTTGCGGTATCAGGCGGAAAGGATAGCCACGCTATAGTCCGTCGATTGTACGAGAACCACGGAGTCAAGAACGCCTTGCTTGTTTCTGTGACCGATGAGTTTACCCATACACAGGCCGGAAAGTATAACATATCGAACCTGGTATGTAAGTATAATTGCGATCTTATCACATATCGCTGCCAGCCGGAGACCTTCAAGCGCGAAACAAAGAAGGATTTTGAAGAGTCGCTTCATCCTCTCAGGTGGATTGAAGAAAAGATATATGAAATCCCGGTAAAGATTGCCAAGGCGTATGGGATAAAACTGATATTCTTCGGAGAAAATAGCGCGTTTGAATATGGCGAGACCGACAAACTGGAAATATTCCACCCGTCCAGTCTCAAGGAAGTTGATGGTATATCCCTAAAGTACGATCCTAAGCCGCAACCGTTCGGGGTGGTGAAATCAGGCCCTAGACATATATTGCGCGATGATGTCAACATTATCTACATGGGCGCGATATATCCATACTCGATAGCCGATTCTTTGCAGTGCGCTCGTGGTATAGGGTTCAAAGACCTCGATGATTTCAATGAATGGCCGAGGCAGGGTAGTATCGAACAGTACACGCAGATTGACTCGGTGGCGTATATCGTGCATTTGTATTGCAAGTTTGTAAAATACGGATATCAGCGTGTGGCCGACATTGCCTGTAGATTCGTCCGCGAGGGTACGATGACGCGAGAACGGGCCAGGGAACTGATAGACAAGAACGACTACATCTGCGATCCAATGGCCAAGGCCGATTTCTGCAAGACGATAGGGATAACCGAAGCGTACTTCGATGATATCGTATCGATCCACGCCAATAAAAACGTTGTAGAATATCGTGATGGAGCGTGGAGGGCGAAATGAGCCTTGACAAAGCAATTGAGCATGGGAAGGAGTATAGAAAACCATACTACCGGTCTGGCAAGTATGATCTTACCTGTCGTCCTCATGGCGGTTGCCCATATTGCTATCACAATCGTATGCACGGTAATGATAAACGCGAACCTATCATAGAAGATGATGAGATACAAAACGTCTACTTTTAGCGCCAAGTGTATGCAATTTGTACATAGTAGACAAGTCTACGTATAATTATGAAAAACGTTACCAAACGTATACACTTAACGCCAAGTGCATACTAAGTGCGCCAGTATGTCGATAAAACGTCTACTTGCTGGTTAGACAAGAGAAAGTACGCTATCCGCTATAAAACGTCACCATGGCAATCGTATGGGCTATAGTGGGTATATTTTCAAGATGCTAGAATAGCATCGAAAGGAAAAGAAATGAGCGTTTCATTTGATTTTGGGTTAGGAGATTCAATAACAGTTAGCGATGAAAGATTTGAGCAAATAAAAAATCAGTTTTTACCAAAATGCCCAGAAAAAATACCAGATATTGATGCTAGTAATATGCCAGACTGCATATTTAAATATTTATGGCCTATCTTATGTTCTAACGATTGGTCTTGGCTTGGCATGGCTAGTGCTTTCAAGTCAAAGTTTAATGATGATGATATTAAAGAGTTTATATATTTTCTTAAATAAGCGCTTGGTTTTATCAAATACGAGATTAACGGAGTAAATATGGCTTTTCAGAAAGGACAGATAAACAATCCCCACGGTCGGCCGGTAATACCAGAGGAGCTTAAAACCAAGCTCAAGGAAGGCTTTACCGAGGCCGTACAGTTCTGGTTCGATACCTTGCGTGACAAGGATGCAAAATGGGAATACCGGGACAAATCTGCACAGAACATCGCCAACTACGGCTACGGCAAGCCTCGCGAGTCAATCGACATGGATGTGTCCGGTAAAGTAGACATGATGACAATTGAGATAGTAAGAAAAATTGAACAAGACGATACAAGTATATAAATACTATATTTCTATTGTACCCTTGAGTATCGCATCTTCGGCTCGCTTTTTTCTACAATCAACCATCCATTGTTCAGATTTGCATGGGGCATCTTGATATTCAACACACTTGAAAAGCAATTCTAGCGCATCTTTTAATACTTGCTTTCTGTGTTCATCAAAAATCTTTATGGTAGCCTCATACTTGTACATTCCATTTACAAACATTGAACAAGTATCATGGGCATAATCACAATCTAAAGCGTCGTATTCAATCATTTATTCGCTCCTTTGCGAGCTGATTGCTAAACCATAGTTCATAAGCATCAATGGTTGAGCCATAAATATAACTGCCGTCGTCAAACTTTGAGAAAATTAAACCTTCTTTATTAGGGTATGTTTTCTCAAATTTCTCCATTGTCTTTGCATTTATTGGAGCTATCATTGTTCCCATAAGTACCTCCAAAGGATAATATACCATAGTGCAGGCTAAAGTTCAAGTATATCATAAGTTCGAGCCATTCCTTGAGCCTCATCGTTACAAGGTAGCCTGTGGTGGCCGTGCCGGTATGCGGTCATGGACTGTAGCAAGGCTTTTGCTTATCGAAGGCGTCAAGAAGCGCTGTTTCATCCTATGCGCCAGGGAGTATCAAACCTCGATCAAGGATTCTGTACTCAAGCTACTTGAAGAACAGATAGAACTACTTGGACTGTCGGCACATTATCGAGTACTTCGTGATAGCATCATCGGAACCAACGGAACCGAGTTTATATTCAAGGGACTTCATCATAATATAACCGAGATAAAAAGTACCGAGGGTGTAGATTTCGCGTGGGTCGAGGAGGCTGAGAATGTCAGTGCGGAATCATGGGATGTTCTATTGCCTACTATACGAAAAGCTGGCTCAGAAATCTGGATCACCTATAACCCCAAAGACGACGATGCTCCAACTCATAAGCGATTTGTATTACAAAGACAGCCTGATGAAGTTCTTGTCCAGACTAATTACCTTGATACCTTGGATGCTGGCGTATTGGGTAAAGAGACTCTTGAACTGGCTGAAAGGGATAAGGTAAATGACCCCGACCGATACGACTGGGTATGGATGGGCAAGCCGCGTAGATTATCAGCATCAAGGATATTTGCAGGAAAAGTCAGAGTTGCACAATTCGAACCGCCAGATGATACACGTTTCTTCCACGGTGCCGACTGGGGATTCGCTCAAGACCCTTCAGTTATTGTCCGTTCATGGATTGAAGGACGCAACCTTTACATAGACCACGCTGACTACGGCTACGGCGTCGAGATGCAGGAACTAAGCCAGCTATTTGACCGAGTACCTACCGCCCGAACCTGGCCGATCCACGCAGATGAAGCGCGACCTGAAACCATAGCGTATATGCGTCGTGAAGGCTACATAATCGACGGCGCTGAAAAGGGCAAAGGTAGCGTAGAAGATGGCATCGAGTGGCTACGATCATTTGACGAGATTGTGATACATGAGCGGTGTACAAACTTCATCGACGAGGCGCGGCTATACTCGTACAAAGTCGATCAGCGCACAGGCGAAATATTGCCAATAGTAGTCGATGCGTATAATCACGGTTGGGATGCTTTGCGATACGCTTACTACCTACTTATCAAGAACCGCTACGGAGCCGTCGCAGACTACCGCGCTGATTCACTCGGATTCTAAACCAACCTAGTTTTAATATCCTCAAGGAGTCAATATGACCATACTACGCACAGAAAAAGATATACTGACTCCCGATGATATCATAAAGTATATCAAGGACTATGAGGCTGGCCCGGTCAAGCTGTTTGACAAGTTGT